ATGGATGCAGTTTTGAATAGGAAAGAGAGGGATACCCTCTGCAATCTGTTAGAAATTCCTCATCATTGCTTCGGCAATATTCCAATGATGAAGGCTGCTTTTAAAAAAAGTTGCTTGAAGCATCACCCTGACAAGGGTGGCAATCCAGTAATAATGATGGAACTGAACACCCTTTGGAGCAAATTCCAGAGAAATATCCACAAATTGCGAAGTGAATTCACTATCTTTGATGAGGTTAGTATCAAATTTCCTTGGGAGGAATATGGAACTTTAAAAGATTACATGCAAAGTGGATATAGAGCTATTTTTTGCAAAGGTCCAGGGTGTATGCTTAAGCAGCAAAGAGATTCTAAGTGCGCCTGTATTAGCTGTAAGCTGTCGCGGCAGCACTGCAGCCTTAAAACTTTGAAGCAAAAAAACTGTCTGGTGTGGGGTGAGTGTTTTTGCTTTCAATGCTATCTTGTCTGGTTTGGCTTTCCTCACAATTGGGAAAGTTTTGACTGGTGGCAAAAAATTTTAGAAGAAACAGACTACTGTTTACTGCATCTGCACCTTTTCTAGACTCCTACTTCCTTCCTCTGTAAGTATCATATATGGAATGGAATATTATCAATTGAAATCAAAGAAAGGTTATTCATGAGTTGTATTTTGTACTTTCCCATGTAGGTCGACGAGGCCCCTATATATGGGACAGCAAAATTTAAAGAGTGGTGGCACTCCGGAGGCTATGGCTTTGGGAAGGCGTACGAGGCCGGTCCAGGACCCCGAAAGCCCACCTCCCATGCATCCAGGGGAACCTCCGGTGGAACCTCCCCTCCAACCTGCAGCCAGAGCTCTTCCTCCGGCTATGGGTCCTTCTCAGCGTCCCAGACTTCAGACGCCGAGTCCAGAGGAACCAGTGTACCTTCCCAACACTCTGCAGAGACTTCCGATGGAACCGAGACCACCAGTCCAAGAAGAGAACCAGGCACACAGCCAAGAACCAGTGTACCTAGAGGTTCTTCCAGAAGTGATGGCACCTGGGATGATCTGTTCTGTGATGAATCCATTTCGTCGCCAGAGCCCCCCTCGTCCTCAGAGGAACCTGAGGAGCCCCCCTTCTCAGCAAGGAGCAGCCCCCAGCAGCCCCCGTCTTCCTCTGCCGAAGAGGCCTCGTCATCTCAGTTTACAGATGAGGAATGTCGAGCCTCCTTCACCTCCCCAAAGACCCCTCCTCCCTCCAGAAAGCGAAAATTCGGGGGGTCCCGAAGTTCTGCAAGCTCTGCTAGTTCAGCAAGTTTTACAAGTACTCCACCAAAGCCAAAGAAGAACAGAGAGACTCCTGTTCCTACTGATTTTCCTCTTGATCTTTCTGATTTTCTTAGCCATGCTGTATATAGTAATAAAACAGTAAGTGCTTTTGCCATTTATACTACTTCTGATAAAGCAATAGAATTATATGATAAAATAGATAAGTTTAAAGTAGATTTCAAGAGTAGACATGCAAATGAGCTAGGATGCATACTGCTTTTTATTACTTTATCTAAACATAGAGTTTCTGCTATAAAGAATTTCTGTGGGAATTTTTGCACCATAAGCTTTTTAATATGTAAAGGGGTTAATAAGATGCCTGAATTGTATAATGCCTTATGTAAGCCACCATATAAGTTGTTACAAGAAAATAAGCCTCTAATGAGTTATGAGTTTCAGGAAAAGGAAAAGGAGACCACCTGTAATTGGAATAAGGTTGCAGAGTTTGCCACAGAGTTTGAGCTAGACGATGGCCTCATTATCTTAGCCCATTATCTAGACTTTGCAAAACCATTTCCTTGTCATAAATGTGAAAACAAATCTCGCCTCAAACCCCACAAGGCACATGAGGCTCACCATGCTAATGCTAAGCTTTTTTATGAATCTAAGTCCCAGAAAAGTATTTGTCAACAAGCCGCAGACACAGTGTTAGCCAAAAGAAGGTTAGAAATGCTGGAAATGACTAGATCTGAACTGCTTTGCAAAATGTTAAAAAAACACTTAGATAAGTTAAGAGATTTAGATACTATAGACCTGATGTATTACATGGGTGGTGTTGCCTGGTATTGCTGTCTATTTGAGCAGTTTGAAAAAAAACTGTTGAAAATTCTAGAGCTTATAACAGAAAATGTGCCTAAATATAGAAACATTTGGTTCAAAGGCCCCATTAATAGTGGGAAGACAAGTTTCGCTGCTGCATTACTAGATTTGCTAGAAGGCAAGGCCTTGAATATTAACTGTCCATCAGATAAATTGCCCTTTGAGCTTGGATGTGCCATAGATAAGTTCCTTGTTGTTTTTGAGGATGTAAAGGGTCAAACAAGCCTAAATAAAGATCTGCAACCTGGGCAAGGAATTAATAACCTTGATAATCTCAGAGACCATTTAGATGGTGCAGTTCCAGTTAGTCTGGAAAGAAAGCATGTGAACAAGAAACATCAAATTTTTCCTCCCTGCATTGTAACTGCTAATGACTATTTCCTTCCTAAAACTTTGTTAGCCAGGTTTTGTTATACTCTCAACTTTTCCCCTAAGGCAAACCTAAAAGAAGCTTTGGACCAGAATATGGAGTTAAGGAAGAGAAGAATTCTGCAAAGTGGTACCACTTTATTGTTATGCCTTATTTGGTGCTTGCCAGATACATACTTTAAGCCTTGCTTGCAGGAAGAAATAAAGGACTGGAAACAAATATTACAAAGTGAAGTTTCTTATGCTAAATTTTGCCATATGATTGAGAATGTTGAAGCTGGCCAGGACCCTCTGCTTGGCATCCTAGTAGAGGAGGAGGAGGGCCCTGAAACTCAGGATTCTGGAAACTTTTCTCAATAAAACTTCTGTAACATTGTCTGTTGGTTCCTCTTTTCTGGGTTACTGGGGACATGTAAGTTTGGGGAATTCTTAACTTCAGGGCATCTTCAGGGCAGCTGGGGCTACTGCGGGTGTTGGGTACATAGTTTTATCCTGACCAAATTTGTCCAAAAATCTAACAATATCAGGATCTCCAGGTAACAGCTCTTTACCCTCATAAACTCTAACCTCCTCCACCTGATTTTCTTTTCCTTCCATTGGCTGCCCTGCAACCTTTGGCATCATGTTATTAAATAGAGAATTAATTAAGTTAACAACTGGATAGGGGTTTTTAACCCACCTTTTCCTTAGGGTTACATTAAAATACCTTGGTAGGCCATGAAATGCCATTTTGCCACTAGTTTTAAATAGAAATCCAACAATATCTGCACAACTAATAAATAATCCATCTCCTTTACACAAAGGCCCCACTCCATTCTCATCCAATAGCACTGTTGTTAAAGTGTTACTAAACTGCAGCATAGTAGGAGTTTGGGAACCTGTTTGCAGAGAGCCAAAATATCTAGTATTTTCATTTTTGGATGGATCTGGGCCCCAGACTTCTATGGGATAATTTCCATCCTTGTCTAATTTAGCCTTAGCTGCTGGATCTAGGCCTTGATTTTTAGCTGTCATTTTCCTACCCAAAATAGTCTCTATAGTAATTGGTCCTCCATTTGTGGCTGGGGGGTATTTTGTTTTGTAATCCAGCACTAGGCCTTGCAAATCTAAGGGCTCTCCTCCTACTGCAAACATGTGATAATTGACTCCCTCAATAGGAATGCCAGCGCCATTTTCTTGGTTACGTTTCATATCAGAGAAATGCACATTTATCAGAGAGCTAATGCCTACAATCTCAGTCTTAACAGAAATGGCCTCCCACATCTGCAGTGTGTCACAGGTAATATCTTCATTCAGCATTGGTAGAGACACCCGTGCCACACTATATGCTGGCAAATGCTCCTTAGATGGCTGTAGATTTGGCTGCATATCATAACTGTAAGTATACCAGTCTGATGTGGTAGAAGGAAGATCTGTGGCATTTACTCCCATCCTTGGATTCAGGTAAAGTTCTATTTGAGTTATGCTGTCTTCTCCAGTCACAACTGACAACACTTCTACACCTCCTTTCACAATAAGCTTGGGAACAGAAGCTACATTTGGGCAACATCCTGGCTTAGGTGCACATTGTTTTTTGGGTGGTCTACAGGCGGCTGACGCTTTTCTTTTTGGTGCCATCTTCAATAACCTGTAACTCAGGAGAAACGTATCCACTAAGGCCTAGTATTAGAGGAAGGAGCCAATCTGGGGTCTGTTGCTGAAATGTGCCTCCCACATGCTCAGGTATCACTAATGTTTCCCCTGAAACGTACCCTGCATCCTGAGCTGGCATAGATTGTGCCACCCACCTACTATTTAAAATTAAATTAACCAAATTACTCTGAATTTGTAATTGCCTAGACGTGGGAGACAAAGACTCAAACACGTCTCGGCCTACAGAGTGCAGCAAACTATTTTCCCACTGAAGAGGATCTAGGCTAAAGGACATAAGGGCATGCCTCAAAACCTCATTGCTGCCAGACCACGAAACATCTCTATTAACTTGTGACACTTGCTCGCGTGCCAGTCTAACCCCAACACTTATAAGAGAACTGATACCACTAACAGTTTGAAATACAAAGCCATAAGTTAATCCCTGGTTAACCATTGAAGCCACTAGTGAGAAATTTGAAAACTGTTCAGCAGTAAAACCAAGCTGGGCTAAAGCCTCAATGCCAGAAATCCCTTCTATTGTCATTAAACTTGTGACCTCTGCTTCCAAAGCTGCTAATGCTTCTCCTGTAAGAATACTTTCCAAAGTTATTCCTGTGGTAGCACTGAGTTCAGTAGCAATTTCACCAATATTCGCCAGCAGTGTGATGATTCCCCCCATCCTGAAAAATAAATAAGGATTACTTACTCAGCCTTGTCCTCCTCCCTTTGTAAGAGAAAAAAAAGGAGTCTTCTCGCTTCCCTCCTCCCTTTTGAAGAAAAAAAAATGCTGCGTCGCTCTCCCCGCTTGTCGCCTCCCTTTGTGTTGAAAAAAAGTTGTGTTAAGAGTCTACTTCCTCCCTCCCAACTAGATTTAAAAAAATTGTTTATTATATAACTCCGCCTCTCCAGGATATGAGTCAATGCCAAGAAGCCTGCAGCAATAAAAGTTCAATCAGAGTAAAACCACAAGCTGTCTGCCAGACCACAAGCGTTGCCTAGGCAGCCTATTTTTTTTTACAAATTAGTGCGAGGCTTGGGGCTCCTAGCCTCCGAGGCCTCTGGAAAAAATAGTGAGAGGCCTCTGAGGCCTCTAACAGCTTAATTAGCAGAACCATTCCTGGGCGGGAAACTGCAGTATAAAAGCCACTCCTAAGTGATGTAGCTCATTTTGCTTGCAGAGCTCCACCAAC